ATCAATCCACGAAGTTTTCGAACAGAAGTGGGGACAGAAGCCTAGTGGTGAATTTTGGAACGCATTTGAACTAGTGCGTAACTTCCGTGATGTTATGCAGAAAGCATTGTGGACACAAAAAGACAATCCAAATACTCCACAACTAGTAGCTGCATTTAAAGCAATGGCAGCTGATCCAGTATCAATGGCTAAAATCTATGAGAAGACTGGTAAGTATGACTGGATTATTGGTGACGATATGAAAGCGGCACTTACACAATTACGTGGTCAGATCAAGCCAGATACACTAGCAAACCTAGTTGACTTCCTACAGTTTACTGGTAAAGACGCAATTCTTAAGCCAGAACTTGCTGTAAAATAAACTAAAACTATAATACTTTCCGAAAAATAAAACTAACCCCCTTTCTTTTAGATTGGGGGTTTTTTCTATGTATATAATTCTCAATATGACTAAATACATTTATATAGTCAAGGGGGGATACAATGACTAGATACATACCAATCATTGCCGTTCTGGCAATGATAGCGCAAGCCAACGCAAGTGAACTGGGTTGGGGTTTTAAGTCTCCAGCATTTCACTATGGAAATGGTTACAGTAACCATGTATTAAGCGTTGAGCAACTTCAGCACAATCGTAAACAAGACATTCGAGATAAAGCAAAAGCCGAAGCAGATCGTATTGAGCGCGAACTAGAAAATTCCACCCTTAACAAGTTTTTAAAGAACGTAGAATCAAGAATTTACGCTACACTTAGTAAGCAGATGGTAGACAGTATGTTTGCTGAGTGTTCAACTTCTTGTGCTACCAGTGGCACGGCGGAAATAGAAGGAAGTTCAATTTATTGGGAAAAGGACACTGTAACTGGAAATATAACACTTCGGGTAACCGAGGCAGATGGTAGTGTAACGACAATCACTATTCCAGGATCAGGGGAGTTTAATTTTTAAGAAATGTTGAAAAACTTGTGCATGATTCTTGCATGTACTTTAGCGTTAAACGGGTGTGTGGCAACAACCGGTGGAAAATCATTAGACATATACAATGATAAAGCGGGTTCCGGACCACAAATACAACCAGCACCATTAGCAAAACGTATGAAGGACATACCTGAATTAGATGGAAAAACGATAACAATCGCAGTATATGACTTCAACGATCTAACTGGTCAGAGGAAACCTGCTGATAATATCGCTAACTTGAGTAGTGCAGTTACCCAGGGCGGTGAAGTCTGGGTCATTAAAGCATTACAAGAAGTTGGTAATGGCACATGGTTTGAAGTATTAGAAAGAGGTGGTATGGACCACCTTGTAAAAGAGCGTCAACTTATCCGTAATACAAGAGAAGTTTATGAAAAAGAATTACCAAAAGGCCCAAAGCCTCTAAAGCCACTTAAATTCGCTGGTTTATTATTAGAAGGTGGGATCGTTGGTTATGACAGCAATATTGCTGTGGGGGGAGCGGGTGCTAGATATCTAGGTATTGGCACACAAACTGAATATAGAGTAGACACGGTGACAGTAGTCATCCGTGTAGTAAGCGTAAGCACCGGAAAGGTCTTAATGAGCATTGCAACGGAAAAAAGTATAGCAAGTACAAGAGCAGGGGCAGATATATTTAAATTTTTAGATATGGGAACCAAACTTGTTGAAGCAGAAGCGGGTTTTAGTGTAAACGAACCCACTAACTATGCAGTCCGTGCCGCTATTGAAGCAGGCGTTGTTGAAATGATTTTAGAAGGTGAACAAAAAGGACTTTGGAAATTCAAAGGAAAAAACTACCAAGATGAGAAGGCTGTTAGCACAGTCAAGGGGGAAGCAAAACCTATTGATACCAAAGAGAAAGGTAACAAGGGATGAAGAACATCTTTAAGATCGCGAGTTTACTAGTCCTTTTATCGACATCGGCGTGGGCTAATGATATTTACATTGATCAAGTCGGTGACAGTTTGGATTTGGACATTGTACAAGATGGACAAAACAACGTAATTGGAACTAGTAGTACAGACGTAAGTTTGACTGGTGATGATATGACATTCAGTATCACACAAACCGGTAATAATAATACTATTGCGGCATTAATAAATGGTAACACATATACAGGTACTTGGGCATTCACAGGAGACTATAACACTGTAGACTTAGATTGTGATAGTTCAGGCGGAACGAATTGTGAAAACATTACTCTTAATATTACTACAACAGGAGACACTAACGATTTTACTTTTGCTATTGGCGGCAGTGCTGATAGTGATGGTAGTAGTATAGCGTTTACTGTTACTGGTGATAATAACATTATTGATAGCACAATTAATGGTCAGAGTGCATCTTTGACAGTTACAATGGATAATAGTGCAAGTTTGGCAACGTCCAGTGCTGCCGGTGATGAAGGAAATGCAGTAACAACAGTACAGAGCGGTGATGGTGATGTAAATGGTCATAGTATAACACTAGACATTACTGGTGGTGGTAGTACATATGACATAAATCAAAGCGGTATTTACGATAATACTGTGAATGCAACATTTAGTGGCGATAGTCAAGATGTTGATATAACACAGAGTGATTAAACTATGACACTTTTTAAGTTTGTATTTTTAACTTCCTTACTTCTATCAAACGCAGCATATGCTAGTGTGGGTGAAATTGGAACCATTAAAGGAAGTGGTGCGCTCGAAAGAGGTAAGGAAGTAATTGAAGGAAATTCAGGCGTAGGAGTTCAAAGTTTAGACACGGCAGTTACCGCACAGGGTACTATGCAAATTAATTTTGTCGATGATACACGAGTCGACATAACTGAACATAGCAGGTTATTGATAGATGAATTTGTATATGATCCAGCAAATGATGTAGGTAAACTTAGTATCAAAGCAAGTTTAGGAACAGTTCGTTATGCTAGTGGCCAAATTGCTAAAAAATATCAACAGAATGTTAAGATTCGTACACCTAGCGCCACTATTGGCGTGCGTGGTACTGATTTTATCATGCTTGTTGATGAGACCGGTGGTAGTATGATTACACTATTACCTAGTTGCGATGATGCAGGATTATGTTATACAGGTGAGATAACAGTGGAAACAGATGCTGGAATGGTTATCCTTAATCAAGCATTTCAAGCCACACAAACAACTCACAGTATGCGAAAGCCATCGCCAGTCATTAAACTGGATATCGATGAAAGAATGATCAACCAATTACTCATTCTGAGAAAGAAAACACCTTATCAGGAAGAGGAAGAGGATGAAAGAATAAGAAAAAGAAAAATGGCAGACTTTTTAGGGCTTGATTTTTTAGAATATGATGGACTAGAAGGTGATGCATTAACTGACAGTATTGAAAACATATGGGCCACCGCCCTAGATGAATCGGACTATTTACTGGCAGATTTATTACACGATATGCTGGACCAACTAAACTTGGCCCTAGCGTTACTGTTTCAGGACGAGCTATTTAGGCAAAATACGGAATTATTACAAGAGGACAAAACAGTATATGGATTTGACGCTACAACTGGTATTAGATTAATAAAAGAAGGTAACAGTTGGGTGTTCAGTAGAGAGGACAACGGTGGAAATAATTTTATGCGAATTAGAATGAATCAAGAAAAAAGTTATACGTTGGAGATAAAACAAGGTGACTTCGAAATTTACGACTACAGGCTGGGTGCAGGCGGCAGTAACAATATTAATATTACTCAAGTCAACTAGTGTCTGGGCTAATGAAATATACGTCACACAAGCAGGTGACGATCTTAAACTTGAAGTACAACAGCGTAGTGCTGATAACTATGTGAGTTTGAATAGTACTGGCGGCTCTAATGATATTACTATTCGCCAAGGTATGCACGACGATGGCACCGTTGATTTAGACGAAACAGGTGGCCACGAAGCATACTGGACTGTGACTGGTGATAATAACAATGTTGAAAGTTATCAAACAGATACAAATAGAGGCGGTGGCGGCGGAGATCATCATCATTTGGCAAATATAGTAAATGGTGATAGTAATAACGTATCACATACTCAAATGGGTAAAGCAGGACATACAGGATTTATTGAAATACAAGGCGATAGCAACAACGTGTCGTTATTGCAAAGAGGAAACGGTGGACAAAAAACTGCTGATATAGTTTTAACTGGTGA